AGGGGGGTTATCCATGGGCATTGGAATTGACACTTCCGGAGAAATGTCTTGAGAAGCAGAGCTATCTCCTGTCGTATTTGAGACATCTTGAATTGGCATCGAACCACCTACATTTTGGTAAGTATTGTTGATATTGGTCGACGCTGAATTTCCGTGAGCGAAAAACTCTTCATCTTGAGAAGCGTCTAGACCGTTGTAATTGGTCCTGACATTTCTTGCAGTTGTTGGTAATGGTCGCGGAATCGTGAATTTAGAATTTTCAAATTTCGAGAAGACAGTAACTGTTATTGGTTTTGGTTCCACCTGGTTAAGGGGGGAATAAACCTCGACGAATACCGTACCCATAGATTCCTCAGAGCGTGCGAAAGTGTTCATGACGGATCTGGGGAAGAGATAACTCATTTTAATTGAAGATGTGCCGTTTGTATCTGGCTCCATCATAACATACTGAGATGCAGTAATGTTTGCGGTTTGGGTGTTAATGTTCGTGAAAGGCATAAAATTGATGCTCATCAAACCTGCTTGAAATGCGTTACCGTTAAGTTGGAAAGTCAACTCTGGATCTCCTGTCCAGTAGGTGAACCTGTCAAACATCATGTTTTGGACGTTGTCGGGTTCTCCCAAACTGAGGACTCCAAAGGGGACATCAAATTGGGCTAAGCGCGTGCCTACGGCATCAGCGTCAGCCCATTCGAAGTCTCCTCTGAAGACAGAAGAGTCAGTGCCAAATTTCTCATTAACGGCTGATTCATTTACAGCAAGTTTAGACAAGGAATCTTGATTATACCCTTGATGACTTTGTGCCATGGTTTCATGATTGGTGTTTAGATTTACTAAACTGGGACCATGGGCTTCAAAAACACCTTCATCGCTGTCATACTGTTCCTCAATATGTCTTGATGGTCTTTTCTTATATAAGTATCTCAACTCTGAATTTTCTTCGAGATATTTTTGAAAGGATTCCTCCCTCCAAAGTTTAATGGCTTCTTCTATGGGTTCCCCCATATGTGCGATGAACCTAGGAAAGGTGTCACCCGAAGAGGCTGTTCGATTAGAGACAACTCTAACCATTGCATCATGACTGATTAAAACAGGTATTGGTTGAATACCGCTTCTGTGCAGGGCACTATGTAAAGTATCTTTAGTATACTCGTAATAGTCTTTTCCCCAAATAGAAGCGTGTTCAATCACGTTGTTTACTTCAGTATCGATGGTCCGGTCTTTGTTAGTCGTCCAATGAACAGTCTCTTCTAGTGTCTCCTTTTTCAAGGCTCCACACCAGAAACCATTAATCTTTCGAGGATGGGCTCCTAAGAAAGTTATTTCGTCGAAAGAGCGGAAGTCATTGGTTAACTCTTGATCTTTTCGGTCTGACGTATAAGTCTGTCCTAATTCGAGTAGAGTCTCCCTAATGACAAAAGGCGTGATAAATTTGGTGATACGATCACTGAAACAGAAGATGTGATCGTCACCTAGAACTTTGAGTCTGATATTTGTCTCAAAATTCAAGTGAGGGCATTTCTTTGCATGGACATATCGAAGATACATCTCATTCACTAGATTGTTGATGATTGAAGTGAACATGCATCCCGAGAAATGCGTGTAAGCGAAGTCGATAAGATAACGACCAGCTTGAGCTGTTGGGACAACTTGATGTTGGATGAAGATTTGTTTGACACATTCTGGAACTAATTCATCCATTAATTCCATGAGGATTGAATAAGCTGCGAACAAAAACTGAGGATGGATGTTTTTGTCAAAATTCTTATAATCCCCGGCGACAAAATTCTTTCCTACTTGAGTTAAGTATTCATGAATTTCGTCCATGTCTTTGGAATATTGGTTATAACCAATAGCAGAAGAAGTAGTTGCATATGATGAATTCAAAGCACAGAGCAGAGAACCAAAGTACATACGATAGGCGGTGTTGTAAACAACATCGTGACTATATATGACTCTAGTAATTCCTCGCTTTTCTTTTGATAGAGAGATTAACTCATCTTTCAAATAAGCAAGGACTCGAACTCCCTCGAACTCGCCATTCTTTAGTTTGTTGAAAACGATTTCAACTCTTTCACGAAACACTGGGCTTATTACAAGCTCACCGTCTCTAGTGAAAGAGAAATAATCTCTTTTACCTTTTTCAACAGAGAAAAGAACGTGCGGGTATCCGGGGGATGTTCGACTGTTCATTGACTTGAAAACACCAGGTACACCACCTACTGCTTCTTCAACGGTTAAAAACCTCTTTCCAAGAGGCCATTTGAGATTCTTACGAAGGGAAAATAGAAGATCGTCCCTAAGGTTCTCGACTATTTTGGGATCCACTGCAGAGTGAGAAACCAGACCAGTGTCGAGAACAGCTTTCATTAATGGATCTTCTCCATTAGAACGAGGATCTCTCTCGCTTAGGATCGGTAATCGTTTTTGAGGTTCAGTTGGAAGAAACTCTGATATTGTAGAACGTTTGAGTTTAGATTTAGAACTCAAGAACACACGCTCATGACGAGGCACATATTCTATGTTTACAATATTTGGATGAGAATCTGGAATCTCAGCGATATCCAATCCATGGGCTGAAAAATCCGCATCATTTGTTGCAAGCGGACGTTCGGCTAGAGCAGCTTCAATATCTTCTTGAGTAACAATCATTGATAATCCCATAGGATTTTCAACGTGGGCAGAAGTACCAGCGATGTGAATTCCTAACCATTTTCCAGGACTTTGACGTCCTGTACTCATGATTAAGGATCCACAATCACCAGGATGAGAAACATATGAATACGAAAGACAACAAGGCATTTCGTAGACATCATTTCCATGCGAATACTTCTTATTTTTACTAAGAGATATTGAAATGTTCTTTTGAACATCGGCAAATTTGATAACTCCGGAACTTGATGTGAATAAGTCAACATCAACAACTTTCCAGAATTTGCGGACATTATTGGGGAATTGATTCATTCTTTTGTCACAGAAGGTTAAAAAGAGTAAATCACCATCACGTCTTACCATTGTTTCATGATATTTGACTACGATAGCTTTTCCCCTGAATGAGATTGTGAGTGGGGTTCCATTAGTGATCATTTTCCCGTTAATTATGAACCCATGTGAATAAGACATTAATGTCTGATCGCAAATGGGCACACATTTAACGTGGATAACACCACCTGCTGGAGTTGTGTAAGAGACGAGTACAGCTTCATCTGAGTATTCTTTAGGTCCTTGACCGATGAAAGTGCGAGGCTTGTACTCTGACTCTTTTGAGTCATTTTCAGGAGGTTTTGAATTCGCTTTGAAAGAGATTTTCTCAAGTGTTGTGTATCCCTGGGGTTCACCTTTTATTGCTTGACACAACCGATTTATGCCTATGAAAGCCAAGAAAATACCAGTAGTTATACTAGATATTTTCAATGATTTCCAAAACCATTCGGTATTTGTCAAGGAATATTGGTAATCCCCTGTTCGTTCAGAGATTCCAGTTGGGAATATTGGGCGGTTGAAGTAGGAGCAAATTTTATCACACCAGGCGGTAGTGATAAATTTCGCCATTTCTTTTTCCATGTCTTCTTCGGCGTAATATTCCCAATCGGCTTCCTGTGGGAAGAAATTGAAAAAATCCTTTTTAGGGAATTCATCCGTGCTAGTTTGCATAAACACGGTTAGATCTTGTTTCCTGCCTTCTCTTATGCAATCTGCGCATAAGAAACTGTGGGGTTTCGCTGTCTCATGGGAGTGTGCGAACATACGTGGGCAGACTGTTCGAGTAACAGCAAATTTTCCGTTGTCTCCAACAATAAATTTACCATTAGCATCGAGCACACGTTCTTCGATGATACCAGCACAATGGTGCTGGTGCAATTTTGAAGGTACCACATTGCTGTGATCAGCTTTAGCTTCAACAAATTTGTTTTCTTCTGCATTAGGCTTGGGATAAACAAACTCGTCTATCTCTTCTGCTGTGTCATAATCATCAGATTGATCAACGTTGAGAAGTTCAGCACAAGGAATCAATTCACGTTTAAGGACATAAGCGCAGCGAACGGCGCATGCGTATATATCCTTGATTCGAATCGTCTTCCATTCTCTTTCGAGAACGAAGGGATCGATTTCCATGATTTGATTCCATGTGTTGACAATCTTCTCACCAAGTTGATCAGCTCTTTGGACTGATATTGACGTAGCAAAGAGACGCTTAAAGCGGACAATTGCTTGTAGTTTCTTCAAAATTGTTTTTGCTTCTGCATCACCCAGACGGGGCAATACAAAATGAGATTCTTGGACCCTCTCTCCTTTCAACTTTTCGATCTTTTCACGGAGTTCAGCAGAGCGCTCAAGTAAACCATTGACCGATTCCTCACCATCTGTATTATTATCCATTGCGTCTACAGACGATAAAGAATCGACATCGCTTACCTGAAAACTCTGCAAAACATCTGCAAAAGTTTTAGTTGGTCGTGTTTTGTCGAAAGCTGAGGGTTCGGAGTCGCTGGTTGTTTCACGTGGCATCAATTTGACCCACTTATCAGCGGCTTTTTGTTTGTCGAGGGCTGACTCAGACGGCGTTTTCATCGGTTGATTACTAGATGCCATCATCTTTGGTTTCCTTCGAACTTCTTGTGGAACTACCTTCTTCTTAATAGCTCCTTTTCGCTTTTGTTCAGTCCAATTAGAGCTGCTGGGCTGCATATAATTGTCGACTGGGGTGGAACCATGGGCTCCATATTCTGTCTCCTCATTTCCATTCGAGAATGAAAAGAAATTGAAGAGTGTGTCGGTGATGCCGACAGGTTCATTAGGGATTCCTCTGAAGTCTCTTAAGAGATCTTCCAGTGCTTCTTTAGGATCGATATCATCAGCTACATTCGTATCTCGAACTTTTTCACAGATATTGAGATGTTGTTCAAAATCTAGTTTGAGAATATGAATGAGTTGATTATACGTCAATCCTTGCATGACTGGCCCGGGGGCTTGAGGAATCATTTGTGACGGGTGGATGTCAAAAAGCATCCAAGACTTTTTGCTGATTTCGTCATCAGATAACTTTTCAAGAGAAATAGTATTTCCGATTTTACAATGATTGTATTCAGGGTTAAACCTGATTTCTATCACTGCGTGACGACGGCGATTGAGAGCATCACTATTGACGCTGTCCACATTCATGTAAATGTGGTTGTTGAGAGTCATTACGATCTCAGGGCACGCGGATGTACCCTTAATTCCAACTGCAACATCATCCAATGAAGCCAGAGGGGGTTTGAAACACTCAGTACTTACTAGTTGTAAATACTCAAGAGCAATTTTTTCCCTTCGGATAGAGTTGCCAATCAAAAATTCGTCAATAATGACAGCTTTTTGATTAACAAATCCATCCCAATACTCTGAACTCACTGGACGAGTGAAGATGTCGGAACTTTCAATTCGGGGCGACAAGTCGCGAATGATACGGGGGGAAATGAAAGTTTTCCCCGTACCGGGAGCGGCACATAAATGAATAGAATATGGCATAGGCCGCTCAGGCTTTTGAGATCTATAGTTTTCCAAGATAGCTAATATTTTAACTAAATTCAAATGATTCCTGACAAAAAGAACATTGAGCGAAGTACCTTTGACGATACTCGCTCGTTTCCTTGAGTCACGAATCAAATCTTTTAGCCAAATATAGTAATCTTCAGAAACCAAGACCTTAGGCTGGTTAGAGAGTGCTATAATAGCAGTTGAGCGCAAAATCCAATCTTCCATAGCGATTTTGGCTTTCTTTTCTTTATCCCCAAAAACGAGGGTAAAGCCCGTCTGTAAAACAGTCGGGAGGAGGAGGAACAATGAACC